ACACCATACGATCAAGAAAGTTTGGAGTCCGCTAATGAGCGATGAACAAATTAACGAAGCCCCAGAAGCAACCCTGGTTGGCGAACCCGCACCCACTTCAGATTGGCGATCAAGCCTGTCGGAGGACGTTGCCAGTCATAGTGCAATCAAAGACATTGGAAGCGTAGAAGACCTAGCCAAGTCTGCAATCCATGCTCAACAGATGGTTGGTGCCGACAAGATTGCAATCCCAGGCAAAGACGCTGGCTCCCAAGCGTGGGAAGATGTATACAACAAACTAGGCCGTCCCGAAAAGGCCGGTGATTACGAGCTGCCTCAAGAAAATGTTGAATCAGTTGAAGGGAATCAACCCCAGATCGAGGAATTCAAAGGTGAGGCACACCGGCTTGGCCTAAACAAGCAGCAATTCGCTGGATTGGTCCGATTCATGGCCGAAAAGGGCCAGCAAGGGGCTCAAGCTGCTGAGGTAAACATGGAGGAGGTGCAGAAGCAATCAGTGGCTGCACTTCAGCAAGAGTATGGTGCCGCCTACGAACAGAATTTAAGCCTCGCCAAGTCTGCTGTTGAGCAATTTGGCGGCGAAGAGCTTAAAACCATGCTTAATCAGACCGGCCTGGGCAACAATCCAGAGCTCATCAAAGCATTTGCACGCATCGGAAAGATGGTTGCATCTGACGAAATTATTGGTAGAGGTGGCCGAGAAAGCTTCGTCTTGAGCCCAACAGAAGCTCAAGAATCTATCATCCAGAAGAAGCTTGATGTCGAGTTCATGTCCGCATATACCCAGAATCATCACCCAGGTCATATGGCTGCTGTTGAGGAAATGCAAAAATTGTTTGAACTTGCTAACCCTGAAGAGTAGTATTCGCGCTGACGGGTAGCCGCCAGGTCCGTCTGACTTGGGGAAAGTCCCAAGGCACCGTCCTTCCGGTAGGGCGTGTCCGCGCGTGGCGGGTAGCACACCGAAAAGTTATTCTTTCTTTTTGGAGCTATTCCATGTCTACACAAATTACTACTGCTTTTGTAGAGCAGTACCGAAACAATGTAGAGCTTCTCGTTCAACAACGAGGATCTGTGCTTCGTGACTTTGTGAATGTTGACAACGCAATTGTCGGCAAGACCAAGTTCACGGAACAAATCGGATCCACCGAAGCTCAGAAAAAGGTGAGCCGTCACTCCGACTCGCCACTCGTCAACACTCCGCACGCTCGTCGGGCTTACAGCCTCGAAGATTACGAGTGGGGTGATCTCATCGATAAGAACGATAAAGTTCGCATGCTCATCGATCCAACCTCGTCCTACGCTCAGGCTGCTGCCTTTGCCATGGGTCGTGCAATGGACGACGTGATCATCGCAGCTGCTACTGGCACGGCAAAGACCGGCGTCAGCGGTGGCACCGATACCGACTTGCCTGCTTCTCAAAAAGTCTTGAAGGACAGTCAAGACAACGACGCTTCACCAGCCACTCACGGCCTCTCGCCGCAAAAGCTGCGTGCTGCGATGACTATCTTCCACGAAAACAGTGTTCCTGAAGATGAAGAGAAGTTCATGGTTGTCTCACCAAAGGCAATCCAATCTCTCTTGACCCACAAAGAAGTGGCATCCACGGACTTCAACACTGTTCGTGCTCTCGTCAATGGTGAAATCGACACCTTCATGGGTTTCCGATTCATCATCTCTAACCGTTTGGCCGTTGCTTCTAACGTCCGTGATTGCTTTGCTTACGTCCGCTCAGGTATTGAGCTCGGAGTTGGTCAGGATGTCATGGCACGCATTGAAGAGCGTCCAGACAAATCGTTCTCAACTTACGTCTACTACTGCATGACCATCGGGGCAACCCGTCTCGAAGAAGAGAAGGTCGTCAAGATTGAAGTTGACGAAGCAGCAATCTCTGGTGCTGTTGAAGCAACCATCTAAACGGAAACTCTACTATGGCTAATACAAATTCATCTATTATTTCTGGTGTAGCAGATCCCGTCTCAATGGCAAACGTCGGTCAATCCGGCGGACGCATGAGAGTCGCTGCTGACACCTTCGAGATCGCAGCAAACCCAAGTGCAGCTGACACTCTCACCTTGTGTCGTTTGCCCTCCGGTGCACGCATCTACTCCATCAAGTTGTTCTGCGACGACATGGATACGGGCGGCACTGAGCTGGCAATCGACCTGGGGCTTGTCGAAACTGACGGTACCGGCGGTGATCCCGATTGTTTTGTTGACGGTGCTACCGATATTCTGACTGCTGTGCAAACCGCAGGTGCTGAAGTTCGGTTCGACCACTCCACTTTTGGCGTGGAAAGCATCAACAAGCAAGTCTTTGAGCTTGCTGGCAAGACTGCTGATGATGGCAAACAAATGGACTTGCTCCTGACGTTTACCATTGATGCAAACACATTCCCTGGTGCCGGAGCGTCTCTCTCGTTCCTGGTCACCTACGTGATCGACTGATCACTAACTCTTCTTCGCTGGAGGGGGTCTTCGGGCCCCTTCCAGTTTTCCATGAGTCTGACAAAGCTACAGATCGCTAACGCCGCGCTGGCCAAGATCGGCCAGTCCGCCATTGCTAATTTCACAGATGACAACCCTCGCGTCACGGCGGTAAACGCCCTGTACGACTTTGCGTTGGAGTCTGTGTTGCGGGTTCACAACTGGAGCTTTGCCGCTACCAGGGTCAGCCTATCCAAAGACCCCGATGCACCTGCGTGGGGGTTCTCGGCCAAGTACAGGCTCCCTATTGATTTTATCCGACTGATCCGCCTTGAGCAAAAGAGTGCTGACTTCAAAGTTGAACGACCATTCTTGTTCACTGACGGCGCTGAGGGCAAGATCCTCTACATTCGTAAAGAAGAGGACACCACTCTTTACGACCCATTGTTTACCAGGGCATTGACAGCACGACTGGCCTCTGACCTGTGCAAGCAACTGACTGGGGACAGCACTACCCACACCGTGGTAATGGAACGCGAGTTTGAAAAGTACCTGGATGAAGCACGGTACATTGACCAGCTTGAAGGAACGCCGCCTGACATCGGTCACGTGCCATCTCATTACCGAGAAGCCCGCGTGAATGGCGATGAGTACAGATCTATTGAGGGTGCGTAATGCCATCGAAAACACACGTGCAAACAGATTTCTCGGGCGGAGTTGTAGATCGTCGTATTGAAGGACGCACCGATTCGGCCAGGTACGACAAGACAATGCGGCAAGCCGAAAACTTTGTGGTAACACGAAGTGGCACTTTGAGACGACGGCCAGGCACGGTTTACATTGGTGATGCGTTCAAACGTGGAGGTTCCGATGCAGCCAATAATGTTTCTATTGATCAAGATTTCAGACTAGTACCGTGGGACACATCAGACGGGACAAGAAGTCTTTTGGCCATTAGTAAGACGATGGTGAGCCTGTACGAAAATGAATTGCCGGGTGTTGGTGTGACTGGGCTAGGCACTACTGCTAGATTTACCAGGCCATTAAAGCCTACGGCAGACCAACCGCAAAGCAACCGTGTCAGTTACGACCGTCACCTTGATGACTCAGATGCTGAAACTATTCTTGAACAAACTGCACTAGACACGACAACTTTTTTTGACACAGATTTAAACAACCTCAGAACAGTTCCTATTGGAGACACTTGCTATATAGCACCTGAAGGTTACCAATTACATTGTTGCGTCAAAGATAAGTTTTACAGCGAAAACACAGGCAACCCTGACACAGTAGAAGAAACTGAAAACGGGTTGTATAACATGCCCGTGTCTTACATTGACGGCCCGTATGCATTTACTGCGTCAACTAATGAGCCAGCAACATCATTAGATTTCGGACCTTTGTTTTCAAGCCGATTTAAGCCGTCGATTATTCAAGACATAAACCAACAGCAAATCAACTTTACGAAATTCCCTGGATCATCGTCCGTTGAAAGACTGCCGTATTTAGGGGACAGCACAAACGACACAACTGCAAATAGTGAAAAGCGATTTGGCGCACCTACTTGCATGCGTCTTACTACACAGTTTGCAAGTACGGCGGAAAACCAAACCAACATCTATACAAACCTTAAAGGGTTAGAGATAGCCGTTGCAAAACACTACGATCTTCCGCCCGACGTAACAAAACAAGAACTTGTTGACGCAATAAATTCAAACATTAGCGCCGAGCATCCTTGTTGTTATGAACAAGCGACTGGAGACGGTGAAGTAAAAAGATTTTGCATTAACGTTTATGGAGCTTTCAAAACCGGAACAGTTACCGGGGAAGCGTGGGCAGATAAGTGGACACTTTCTACTTCAGATGTACATGCCGACATTGATGGCAGCGCTTTGTCAGAAGATTTTGTCATTTTGTTGTGCCGTATTACCAATATCGAAGGGCACGACAGTGAAGACGTAGGAAACTACACAGCCTCAAATCACCCATATTATGAGGGTGCATCTGGTGGCACGGGCTTCAGAGCAAAAGGGACCTTGAGTTGGGGTATAAACGTAGACAAAGGCGTCAGAGCCATACATGAAACTCAAGACCGACTTGGCGTGGTATTTGAAGACGAACCGTCCAGAGTTTTTTATACCAGGACATCAGGTTTTTCAATCTTTTCTAACAAAAACAACATTGATACAAACGAGTATGGACAACTACAGCCTTTAACTTTTAAAGCATCAGGGGTGGAGGCTGGTTTTCCAAACCACTTACGGTCACGGTGCTATGTTGATTTTGGGATTGGACTCATTTCGGATACTAGAGCTCTTTCAAGCTCAGATGCGTTTGACGTGTTGCCCGATGGCCTCAACGGTTCAAAAATTAACCACCTTAAGACTATGTTTGACGGTGTGATTATTTTTGCTGAGAGAGGAACTGCACTTTTGCGTGGAGGATCTTCACGGGCACTAGACGCACTTTCGTTTGTTTCACGAAAAATAAATGATGAAGGATCTATGCGTAGTTGTGAGCCACAAGATGTTGAAAGTGGGATTGTTTACGTAGACTCCACTGGCAGCAAACTTTTTTATCTGCAACCCGCGTCCAACGCAGACACGTCGTTAAGTTCGCAAGATGTTTCGTACACTTCCAAAAATCTACTCACACCTGAAGCTACTACAGTTGGCGGCCGGACAACTCCGCCTGTTGCAACAGTTCATAGATCGATGAGTTTGGTGACTA